TATCAGTTGCGTCTGCCACATTTTTAATTAATTGGCCTGCAACTTCATATGCTCTGGGCATTTCACTTTCTTGTGCGAGTTCCAGAATACCATTAATTGCTTCTTGTCCTTTCTCAATTATACTATACAGATTTCCACGAGTATAGTCATAGTCTTTATCAACATCATCCTTTTCTATTTTTAATCTTTTAGCAACTTCTATTGACTCTTTTTCGGCAGAGACAATCTCTGTCTCTACGTTAAATGCTTCATCTAGGCCATCATATTTTTTAGTCATAATTAGGAAATCGTTCCAGTAAATCCAAAGTCGTCGCCAAATTCTATAATATCACTATCTTCTGTGGCAGTGTAATCAATACCTTTAATTTCTGCACCTCTAATATGTGAGGCAACAGTTGTACCATCTTTTCCTCTTTCCACGGTAATTTTGTTACCAGAAATCTTAGTAACAAACATTTCTTCTCCACCAATTTCAATATATTTTTTGAGAGTGACGGAGGATCCCTTATCTACATTAAATGCTGTTGTAGATGCATCAATGTCCTCGGAGAGATTAGTAACAACGTCTCCAGTATAATCTTTAATAGCTCTTGGTTTGACACTGTATGTAAGGTCTCTGACTGTGCTCTTACTGTCTCCAGAGTAGTAAGAAACCGAAGATCTCTTGATAATATCCGAGGTTGCAGAGGAAACAGGGCCAAACAGATAAGTCTTTGCCGTAAATCTCAATGTATAAAGAAGAACTCTACGAGTAGAGAAGTCTCCCTCATAATCATCTTGCATTGTTATATTTTCCAATACAACAGGAATATCTCTTTTTTCGCTTATTGGTCCAACCAAATTCACTGTTAGATTATATTGTGGTTGAAAATATGGTAAAATTTGTTCTACAATTTGTAGAGCATCGTCATTTAATTTAGACATAATGCTCAACTCAAATTGCATATTGTATGGAACTGGCATGTATGCTTTTTTGACACCAGTATCATTATCTGGATCTTTAACCGTGAACTGTTGAGTTGTAGTTACTTTTCTTGATTGATCGTAGGTTAATCCAATAAACTCAAATGACATTCTGGGGAGGGTCATTGCCGTCCCTTTACTTAGATCAGGAGATTGTTCGAGTCTTGCAAGAAATTTTTGAGTAGGTCCATAAGCAAGAGGAACTCTAACAATACTAGTAGTATTATCAGAAGAATCTTGATGTTGAATCTCTAATGAATTAAAAAGAGTACCAAAAGATATGATAGTCTTTCTTAAAATTTCGTTGTAAAAATATTCAAACATTGTTCAAACCTACAATACTCCACCTATCGAGATATCTTTATTTATGGAGTGCCGAAGGGGTTCTCCTCAGAGAAGTCTAAAATAGCATCAGCTTCGGTCTCAATTGAATTATTGTCTGCAAAATTGGTAAGTGGTGGGAATGTTTCTGATTTTCTGAATACGTATTGAGCTCCAGATTCAGCACCAGTTAAAGTCTCACCTTGAACAAAACTTCCATTTACATTCATAACCTCCAATTGATTGGTAGATTCATTCCATATTCTTACCCTAGCAGTCGTCCCACTGGAAGATCCGGTTATGATTTCATTAAACTTAAACGTTCCAGTAGAATCTGAGGCAGGATCTTCAACAGTTATTGTTGGAGTTATCACATACCCATGCCCAGAATCTGTGATGTAGATTTTTTCAACTGCTCCTGCGGATGTTAAAGTGGAAATGCCGGTTGCTGTAGCAATTCCTAAGGTATCATGATAATCAATATAGTTCTTATCACCAACAGTATTAGATATTGATACTGTGGGCGGTGATAGGTATCCACCACCACCGTATGTAATTAAAATGCCGGTGACGATACCACACTGATCTCTTCCAAGTTCAAATACAGATGTTGCTATACCAACATTTGTTGCCGCAGTTGACATGATAAGACTGCTTTGGCCAATACCAGAAATAAATGCATTTTCTGCAATGAAATTATAAGAGTCGCTATATCCAATACCTAATCTTACTCTATCTCCAACAAGGACTCCAAGAGTATTAATTCCTGTGATCGTTGTAGATCCGATGCCAACAGTTCCCTGATAATGAAGAGAATTAAATCTTATAGTTGCGATACCAGTTGCTTGGAACTCTGTCGAAACTCCTTCAGGTGCAGCAACAAATACTGAAGGAATCGCATTATAACCAAATCCACTATTACCAATTGAAATTGAGGTAACTGATCCAGCAACTGACACTGTTGCTGTTGCTGTTGCTTGAATGGGAGATGGAGCACTAAAAGAGAGTGTTGGAGTAACTGTATAACCAGCTCCAATCGTTGCTGCAGTACCAACACACCATGGATCTGTGGTGCTGTTAAATCCAACTGCAGTAACAACGCCAATAGAATTGACAGTTGCAATGCCAACTGCAGTAGTAGTTGGACTAACTGTTCCAGTTCCAAGTCCAACAGAAACCGTTGGTCTTGTGGAATATGCTTTACCACCAGTAGAAATTGCAACACTACTATTATCAATTGCCGATCCTGAACCATATGCAGATGCAGCACTATCTACAAGGCCAACGGTCGCTGCAGCATAACTAAATCCCGGATGTGCAATTGTAACTACAGGAGCACTACCGTAAAACTTACCAGAGTTGCCAATAGAAACTGCAGTAACATTTCCGCCATACAATGTGAATGCATTAATTGAAGCAGTCGCTGTAGCAGTGATCCCTGACCCTTCAGGGAGTCCAAATGTGACCGTAGGTGCAGTTCTATAGAATGCCCCACCAGTAGTGCCTCCAGGGAACAGGAAGGCAGAAGAACCAACACTTATAGGTGCAGACATGATACTGACACCACCACCAACCATTGGCGTAGCAAGGACTGCTGTGGCTGCTGCACCAGCATGTTTTGGTGTAGAGAATGTTACTGTTGGAGCATTAATATATCCTCCACCAGAGGAACTTACGGTAACTACTCCAACTCCACCAGTTGTTGAGATGCCCGATGTAGCAGCCGCTCCAGATCCCCCACCACCACTAAATTTAATCGTAGGTGGAGAAGTATATCCTGTTCCTGGATTTACTAATCCAATTTGCTGAACAGATCTTAATTTGGCGTTTGTATTTGTATTGCAAACATTTATACCACTTATCATTTGAGCGACTGTTCCTATGCCAGTCACTGAACCTGCAATTCCTACCGAAGCGATTCCCACTGATGGTAGCGAACTATAACCTGCTCCTCTATTAGTAAGCCTTAAGAACCTTACGCCATTGTTTACAAGTGAAGTATTTGCCGTGGCAGTAACTCCCGTCCCAACAACATACAGAAGTTGTGCAACTCCAATAATTGTTGATGTGCCGCTTTCAGATGTTCCATCATAATCATCTCCAATCAACTCATTATCAATTTCTTCAATTCCAGTATCAATAACTTCATCTTCGATACGGAAGAGTTCACATCTCAACTCATAAACATAGTTTTTCTGTAGTTGATAAAATGGTTTTTCGTGCTCAACATATTTAATTTCAAATAATCTATCACCTAAGGGAAAATATATTAAGTCTCCTTCCTTTGGTCTGGTTGACAACTTTACATTCGATTCATTTCTCATCAAAGGAGAGATATAAGTCTCAAATCTTTCCTTTGAAATAATTAAAGTTATCTCATTTGTTGCTTGAATTCCAAATTTAGATAATAAAGTTGGATTATCTCCATAACCCTCAAAAGATTCAATATAAGCCTCTATTGGGTATGCATCATCAAATTTTGATTCTATTACTTCTTTTATAACAGTATTTTCTGTTAGATATTTGCGTGGCAAGAAGTGTACGTCTATGCCATATATCCTTAACTGCTCATTGATTAAATCCTGGACAAGATTTTGCTCTCCAGAGGATCCTTGTTGAAAAAATGGATTTAACATAATCCCTATCCGATCATATCAAGAGGTGGAAGTTCATATGTGTTAGACATTTGCTCTCTAATGATTTCAAGATCTTTCATTCCATCATCATAGATTTGTCTGCCATTCAATTCTGTTCCGCCAGGGAGTTTTACTCCTTGGAACTTGATCAGATTTTGTCCCCACTGTTTTTTGATTAAGGCCGTCAGATACCTCTTCAAAAAGGAATCATTATAAACTCTAGCATGATCTGAAGGGTCTATTATTCGATAACAATCAAGAACTATACGATCATCTTTCCTAACACTACCCCAATCAATATCAAGATATAATCGATCTTGCCTCTGATTAAATCTAATCATCTTTTCCGTACTTAATGCAAAATCAATATCTTCAAGATATCTTTTAGTCATTGCATAACTAAGAATTTCTGTTGATCCTAAACCATAAATGTCATTCAGGAATAATTGATATTTAACACTGAACATGTTATTTGTTGCAGTATTAGATCCATCAAAACGAAAAATTTTGTTTACACCAATAACAGCTGGTGGAATTTGGATGTAGTTATTATTTTCTTCAAATTCAAAAGACGTTGTGCTGCCTACACTATGTGAAACCGTTGTCGTCGTTATTCCACTAACGCCTGCTGTTCCAGGACCCTTTCCCCTGTTTACATCATCCTCAGTAAATTTATAATGTAAAAAAGTTTGTATTACTCCGTCAAAATGCCTCTCATGAAAATATTGAATCGCATCATCTACTAGATCCTCAATTTGCTCGTCCGCAACATTGATTTCTAGAACTGGAGCTCCCAGTTGTCTCTTACAATAATTAATGAGATCTGATCTACTTGCTGGTTGTGCCATTTATTAACAAGTTTCCTAAGTGTATTTAGGTCTATGAGGAGATTGTATTATAAACTAATACATTTCCACGAACCAAAGGATATGTTGATGATCCAATAGTAACTAAAACATCATAAACATATCTACCTTCAGTTAGATTACCAGTTTCGGTGTCAGTTAAAGAAATTTTCATAACTCCATCAGCCGCACTAGTAATTCCAACTGTAAAAGTATCTGCTGCACCAAAAGTCGCACCAATAGCAACACTTTTTGCTAATGCTGCTGCACCAGAGTATCCAGTCAAATTAAAAGCAGCATTTGCTGTAGTTTTTACATTAAAGGTGGTTGAAAAATCAGTTCCACCATAGATTGTCAAATTAGCACCATATGGTACGCCAGAATCTGGATCGAAAGTAATATTTTTAGTTGCCATCTGGGATACCTATTACTGCCATAGTTTCTTGCTGTTTATAATATAATTTGATAAAAGATTTTGCAACATTTCTAAGTT